TTGCAAGCCGTCTACTCCATGGCCACCGCTACCTGGGTGCATGACCATCAGGCTGATCAATCCAGATTGCCATGCAAGCAGGCTTCGCTCACCGTCAAACTGCACAGCTTGGGGGAATCTCTTTTTGATCCTGTCCATGTCATGCACGTATGCGGTAAAGCACAGCACCGGTTCGCCCTGGTCGATGATCTCCTCAAGCGCGTCCAGCTTGGCATCGTGTATGTGATGCACGACCTTTGCATCGTCGTACACAGCTCCGTTGGCCATCTGGCCCAGCTTGCCTGCAAGCACTGCCGTGTTCACCGCCATCACCCTGCCGCTGACCTGGGTCGCTTGCATCTCGTCGTAACGCTTCCTATCAAAAACCACCGGCACCACGTTGTCAATCCGGTCCGGCAAAACAGCCCCAGTGTCGATGCTCACCATGACATCGCGAACCAGGGCCTGGATTTCATCCCTTGCACCTGGCCTGAGCTTCCAGCTAAAGATTGTCTGGCCATTGCGCTTGTCAGGCAGATACCACCTGTCTTTATAAACAGTGATCCCTTTGCCCAGTCTTTGACCCCTGTCCATGATGCTGATCTGCGGCCACAGGTCCAACAAATTCCCGTTGGGGTCAGGCGTGCCGGTCAGGATGTACAAGCGATTGATCTTCTGCCTTACCCGCTTTAGCGCCTGCCAGGCCAGGCTGGCCCGGTCCTTGAATCCTTTGTTCTCGTCGATCACCACGCAATCAAATGGCCACTTGCTGCCCATCTCACGCACCAGCCAGACAAAATTCTCCCTGTTGATTACGTAGACGTCAGCATCAGCCCGTAGCGCCTCCAAACGCTTGCCCTGCGGTCCCAGTACCTTGGACACCCTCAAAGCCGCCAAATGGCCCCATTTGGCAGCCTCTGTATGCCAAACTAGCTCCGCCACCCTCAGCGGCGCTACCACCAGCGTCTTGCTGATCTCAAACCGGTTACGCATCAGGTCGTCAACCGCAGTCAACGTGACCACGGTCTTACCACCACCCATCCTCAACGCGATCAACTGGTACGGGTTGTCCAGCATCCGGTCCTGGGCCAGGGCTTGCGCCGGTCTCGGTAAGTAATTCACGGTTTAATCAGCCCGCGCTCGTTTTTGTATGGGCTGTTATGGACTTGCAGCCTAGCCTTTACAAATTGATCCCGTATCGAGTCGGCCAAATCTTTGGCAGCCCGGTACTCCCCTTTCAGTTTGGCCAACGACGTCGTTCCCAAATACTTGGTTCTCAATTCTTGCAATTGCGTTTGCATGCTTTGCGCAGCTTTTAGGGCTGAAAGCGAATCGGGAAAATGCTGTTGAAACAAAACGGCTCCATCCTCATCCACAACGCTCAGCAAATAACGGTTTCCTGAAGCGGCGCGGATATTTGAACCGGCTTGTCTAGCCAAAGTAAATATGCTCATATCTTTCTCCTTTTGTAAAATGGTGATCGAATTTAACTTTTTTCAAATAAAATGTCAACTTTTTGAAAACTGTCAATGACCCGGACGTCCACGCCCAGGTCCCTCAAAATTCCATGCACTTTGTTTTGAAGCACTGTGGCTTTTTGGCCGGGTGCCTTCAGCTCTACCAGGATGATCCTGCCGCCAGGCAAAAACACAATCCGATCAGGCACTCCGGCAAATCCTGGCGCTACCCACTTAATTGCCAAACCGCCCGCCTCCTTTGCCTTGGCCACCAGCCTTTGCTCAATCCGTTTTTCTAGCATCACAATCCCTCCAGGGTAATAGGGCAGTGCATTACCCCCCTCCCAACACTTTAAGTACCAAGCCATCCTTTTCTCAACATAATTATTCTCTCTTTTTACACTTCTCCTCTGAGTTTATAGCTCTATTTCTATTACCCTATTACCCTAAATAGTAAATAAGTTAAGTAAATCAAAGAGTTAGGACAGGGTAATAGGGCAGGGTAATGCAACATTTTCCAATACCCTTTACCCTAAAAAGTCGTTCACCGCACTCGGAATTGCAAAAAGTACCTTGCCGTTCGACTTTTTTCTCTGGCCTCCGTTCAGCTTTTGCAAAACGCGTGAAGCCGTGATCGTCTGATTTTTGCTCGGCTCCTGCACCTTAATGCGCATCAGCACCTCGGTCGCAGTCGCCCAATCCCAAACGGTGACCCCCTCGCCCCAACAAAATCCAGCAGCAATGCGCTCGTCAATGGGGTCAACCACGGTGAAATCGGCGTTGTGCTCACCCAACAACCCGGCCTGATCCATGGACAAGTACCAGCGCTCACCCGCCCGATACAGCTCCAAGACCTCGGCCCAGACCTGCTGCATGTCCAGTTCCGCGTCCACCGGAAAGCCCACCACCGGTATCGTCCAGAAGCGCCGGTTGCCTGTCGGATCGGCCAGGAACACCACGTCATTGACCGATGCGCCGAACACAGTCCTGCGCCCATAGTTGGATTCTGTAATGGCATATGGACGCCTGATAGTGTCAATTGCCTGAGTCGCAAACGACTTCAAAGCGGACATGTCCGACTTCCTGAACGTCGCGTCGACTTCGCCCAGCTCAACGATCCAGTAGCGAAGCGCGATCAGTTGCGAGTCCTTGGAACGCACGTCAAGCGTGTGGCCTGTATGGATAACCCCCAACACTTCCGGTGCCAGCTTGTTAAACCAGGTCGTCTTGCCGATGTTCTGAGCGCCCGTGAATGTCAGGATGCCCTGGGCCGCTATGCCGTCAGGCTCAAACGCTGCCCCAATCGCCTGGACCAGCCACTTGCGCATCAGAAGCTCTTTCAATCCCTGGTCCATCTGGCCACCGCAGTCCACTGTCGCATAAAAACGCCCCAACCTAGATACGCCGTCCCAAGCCACAGACTCAATCCATGTAGCCACTGGGTTGTATTGGTTCTGGTCGGCCAGCATCAAAAGGAACTGGGGGACAAACTTGGTCGACATCCGAGCCTTCTCGCACTCGGACAGGACATAGGCAATCGACGCGTTGTCCTTGTTGTCCCTGGTGAATGCCGTATCTGGTATCAGCAACTCGGTCGCTTTCGAGATGACGTTGTACCGCACCATTACGTCCAACCGGTCAAGCAGGATCGCCAGGTTTTCCAGTGTGCATAGCGGGTGCCCGTCGTCGTTCAGGTGAGGGAACAGGCTTGAGCCGCTCACCCTGGCCCGAAGCCAGCCGCGCACCGTCGCGATCTCCAGCTTGGTGCCCAGCACCCGAGCGCGTGACTGGATGGCCTGGGCAAACTGTGCCCTCTCCACGTCTGAGTAGTCGCCGTTGTTTGCAATCGACGCCGCGATCTTCTCTTGCAGGTCGCGCGGGTCGGTCACCGCTTCAATGCGGCCAAGCAAGTCGGCCATCATCACGTCACGACTCGACCTGGCAGACGACTCCCTTGCGTCCTTGGTCTGCTTGAGAAGCGAAGCCAGTGTGACAGAGCCTTTGCCGGTGGCGCGCTGAGCGCTAAACGAAGTCCACTTCTGATCGCAGTAGCCCTCCGCCCACTTGCTCGATAGCGCCGACCATTCGTCCCATGCTTGCAGCCAACCCTCATCGCCACCGCCCTGATGGTGCATCGCAGCGCCGACGCGAAGCCAGTCAGAGTAACCGGCGTCCGGGTCCAGGTGAGGCAGCACCTCGGCCACTACGCGGTCCAAGTCCCAATCTTCGATTGGCCCCTTGTAGTTGGCCAAGGCCCTCTCTGCGGCGTCGCCCTCAAGCACGCCCTGGTTCAGGCCCTCGCCCCACACCCGCTCGACCAGCCAGCCAAGGTCCTGCACATCCGCTGGCAGGCAATCATGCCCGTTGATGCCATGGCCAGTCACTGTGAAGTATCGCCCTTCCCGGTAAAGCTCCAGGCCCACTTCTTTTTTGGTACGTGATCCGTCCAGGTTCGTGCGGCTGAAAATCTTCAGCCCGGTGCCAGACGGGCTAACCTCGGCGTAACCGTCCACCCGGTCAAGCACTTCCTGAGCAAAGTCTGTCAAAACCCCGCTCTCCAAATCTCGGCAGTCGTCCAGGTCGATGCCTTGCACGTCAGCTCCGAGCACCAGGCCGATGCCGTCGAACGTGTCATCCATGATCAGGGTGTCGACCACGTCGCCGTATGTGGTCCAGGTCAGGGGGTTTGTGGAGCTGGCCGCACGGCCCTCCACGGTCATGGGCATCTTGGCCCAGACCTTCTCGCCACTGGGCTTGGCGCGCTGCACGTAGCGCCACATGACCCATGCGTCGATAGCTTTTAACTCGGGCGCAATGCCCGCCAGCTTAACCGGCAGTGATGTTGGCTTCATCGCTCACCCCTGTTCGGGTGGTGAGCTGTTGGCAACTATGGTGCTTGCCTGGAGTATTGCTTTTCGTAAGCCGTTGTAGCTGTCCGACATGACCAGGGCTGCAATCACCGGCCCGGTGTCCTCGGTGGCAAGGTTTGTCTGGGCGACCGCTTCGACGCAGTCGTCCAGCAGATCGGCAAAATACTCAATTCTCGATTGCATGGAAAGCTCCAATAAACGCCAGCATCCGGCTGACACGGTGTACTTAATTCACCAAAGGCGACGCGTGCATGTGCATCAGCATCGCCTTCTCAATCATATCCTTTGACATCGCCAGCTCTGCCGGGTCAATCTCCAAAACAAAGCGCACGTCCTTGGCCAACAAAACAACCTTCTTGCCCTCGAACAGCGCCTCAAGCACGTCCAACGTGAGCGCCAGGCCAAACGTCGTCACCGGAACACCGCCCACTCTACGTCTGGCCTCATCTGCTCTGCGCTAATCTGCACACCCATCGACTTGGCCAGCATCAGCAGGAGCGGCACCCGCTCCAGGGGAATGCGCTTCCAGTTGGACACCGCCTGGCTACGAATGCCCAGGTGCTGGCTTACCCAGACGGGTCCGCCTAGCATTTTGATGATGTCTTGAGTGGTCATAATGGGCGATGATAGCAGGGATTTCATAGTACGCCACAGCCCGCTAAAACATAACGCTTGCACGCCAATCGAAAGCTGTGCTATCATCCGTTTCACCACCAACCCAGTAAAAAAGGAAACCAGTATGTCAAAGAAAGACACCCCAGCAATGAAGGCCAAGATCAAAGAATTTATGGCCGATCTACGAAAGCAAAAGCGCGTACCTGAGCAGCGCGAGTTCCCCCAGATCGGGACCTTTTGCAGCGTCAAAGAGTACGTCGAACAGTATTTCCAAATCAACAAGACCAGCGAATACGACCTCCAAGGCTCCGCCTATATTAGTCAATACCGCAACCTCAGCACCGATCCCGTAACCCCGTAACACAAAAGAGAGATGGCCATGATTCAAATCACATTCACACCAGAGACCCCGCAGCAAGTCGCCGCGCTCACCCAGGCCATGATGGCCTACATAAAAGCGACACCCCAGGCAAGCTCAGCCGCCCAAGAGCTTGTTGAGCATCCAGACCTTCCGGTTGTCGTTGCCGCCGGGATGGATGCCACGACCCCCAAAGCGGTGGTGCGCAAGCTCAAGAAGCCCGACGCCCCGGCTGTCGAACCTGAAGCATCCGCCGTCACCCTGGAGCAAGTCCGTGCCAAGCTGACCGAGCTGAGCCAGGGCGGCAAGAAGGACGACATCAAGGTCCTGATCGCCAAATTCGGCGGCACGAAGCTCACCGACCTGAAGGCCGACCAATACGCAGACGTCCTGGCAGCAGCGGAGGCCCTATGATCACGGCGACCATCGTCATCAAAGACATGCCCGACGGTGAGTACACCATCGAAGGCAACTTGGACCGGCCCGAGGCCCTGGACGAGCCGCCCACACCGGCCCTCATCATCGCGACCTACATCAGCGCCAACATCGCCAAGATCAGCGACGATGCCATCGCTTGGTACAACACTATGGGAGAAGCAAAATGATTCCGTCTATTGAAGACATTTTCCACCTTTTGTCGCGCGGCGAGATGACGTTTGATGACGCCGAGAAATACGTGCGTGAGCACATCCGAATTGCCAGCAAGACCGACGACCAAGAGGCTTTGCGCGACCATTTTGCCGGGTTGGCTATGCAGGGTGACTTTGCGTCAGGGATTGATTACGCCCGCGCCGACATTACCGCTCGACGCGCATACCAAGTGGCAGACGCAATGCTTGTGGAGCGTGACCAGTGACAGCCCACGCCAAACTCAGCGCCAGCGGAAGCGGCAAGTGGATGGTCTGCACGCCAAGCGCGCAGATTGAGAGCCAGCTCCCCGACGAGGGCAGCAACTTCGCAAGCGAAGGCACCTTCGCCCACGCGGTGTTTGAGCAGAGCCTGCTGACCTACCTGGGCCGACCGTGCGACCCGTTGCCCAAAGAGCTGATGCACCACGACAGCCCTGAGCTACGCGGCTACGTAGCCGAGGCGGTCGATTACGCGATCAACCGCATTGACGACGCCCGTGCGCGATGCAAAGACCCGGTCATCCTGGTCGAGCAGCGCCTGGACTTCAGCTTGTGGGTGCCCGAGGGCTTTGGCACTGGTGACTTGGTCATCATCACCGATGGCTTGGTCGAAGTGATGGACCTGAAGTACGGCAAAGGCATCTACGTGGACCCGATCAACAACAGCCAGCTCCGTCTGTACGGCTTGGGTGCCTACTATGAGCTGTGCCACCTGTACGACATCTTTCGAGTGCGCATGACCGTGCTCCAGCCACGACTGGGCAATTTCCGCAGCGAGGACGTCTCGATGGAAGAGCTGCTTGCATGGGGCCAAAGCGAAGTGGTGCCCAAGGCCAAGAAGGCATGGGTGGGCGCGGGCGAATTCGTACCAGGCGATCACTGCAAGGAATCGTTTTGCAGGGCCAGGTTCACATGCCCGGCCAGGGCCGAGGCTTCACTGGCCATAGCCAAGGCAGAGTTCTCCGAACCGGTCCCACCGGCAGTGACCACGCTGTCGATGGAACGCATCGCGCAGCTCTTGCCCAAGGCTGACACGGTAATCGACTGGTTCAACGACCTAAAAGCCCACGCACTTGATCAGGCCACCAAGCACAACGTCATGGTGCCTGGGTTCAAGCTGGTAGAGGGCCGGTCCAATCGCAAGTACGGCAGCCATGACGATGTGGCTGCCAAGCTCAGGGAGAGCGGCATCCCTGAAGAGATCATGTTCGAGCGCAGTTTGCTTGGCATTACAGCCATGACAGAAGCGCTTGGCAAAAAGAAGTTCACCGAGCTACTGGGCGATTTGATCGTCAAGCCAGCAGGTAAACCAACGCTGGTTCTCGAAGGAGACAAGAGACCAGCAATCACCTTGTCGGCATCCGCCGCCGAGGATTTCAAACCGTAAATTAGGAAAACAGTATGTCTGAAAAACTAGCCCCCTCGACCAAAGTCATCACCGGCAAAGTGCGTTTGTCTTACGTTAACGTGTTCGATCTGAACGACAAGGGCAAATACAGCGTTTGCCTTTTGATTGCCAAGTCGGACAAAGCAACACTGGACAAAATCAAAAACGCAATTGACGCGGTGAAGGCTGACCCCAAAGCAGCGATTACCTGGGGCGGCAAGCACTTGGCCAGTTACAACTCACCACTGCGTGATGGCGACACCGAGCGCGACACCGAGAAATCGCCAGAGTACAAGGGTCACTTCTTTATCAATTGCAACACCAGCAAAAAGCCGGACGTTGTAGATATGGGATTGAACCCCATCATGGATAAGTCTGAGGTTTACAGCGGCTGCTATGCCCGCGCTTCGATCAACTTCTACGCTTTCAATGTCGATGGCAACAAGGGGATCGCATCCGGGTTGAACAACGTGCAAAAACTTGCAGACGGCGAACGCTTTGGCGGAGGCTCTCGCGCAAGCGAAGACTTCACCGCAGTGGAAGAAGACTTTTTATCTTAAAGGAAAACATCATGGAACCAAAATTCCTGGACATCAAACTCACCGCAGAATCCTGCAATTTAATTGTTGCCGCTTTGCGCAAGCTGCCTCACGAAACAGTCCACGAGCTGGTCTTTGACGTGATTGCTCAAGCAAACCAGCAGCAACAAACCGAGACCCCGGAAGAGGCCGAGGTTGAAGTTATCGAAGCCAACTAATCGGCACAGCACCCCGGAGGCCGGGGGCTGTTTGGTGAGGGCCAACCTTCACCCAACAGCGGGGACGATATGACCGAAGAAGAGCTTTGGCTTTTGGTACTTCACTACGAACGACTGATAGCCCTACTACTGGAACAACTTGATGACCACACTGCGGATAGACCTGGAGACTTACAGCAGCGCTAACCTGCCCAAGGTTGGCGTGCATAAGTACGTCGAGGCCGACGACTTTGAGATCATGTTGTTTGGCTACAAGTACGGCACCGGCCAGCCCCACGTCATTGACCTGGCGGCTGGCGAAGAGATACCGGCCCACATCATCCTAGCCCTTTACGATCCCAAAATTCTGAAGACCGCATACAACGCGGCCTTCGAGCTGGCCTGCTTGAACATGCACTTGATCGACTCGCTTGACGTAACCCAGTGGCGCTGCACCAGCGTGCATGCCCTGTACTTGGGAATGCCAGGCAACCTCGCAGACGTGGGCAAGGTCGTGGGCTTGAGCGGTGACAAGCAAAAGATGTCCATTGGCTGGTCCCTGATCAGGTACTTCTGCATCCCATGCAAACCGACCAAGGTCAACGGTGGCCGCACTCGCAACCGGTCACAACACGACCCGGCCAAGTGGCAGCTCTTCAAAGAATACTGCGCGCGCGACATCGAGTCCGAAGACGCCATCGCGCAAAAGCTGGCCAAGTTCCCGGTGCCCGATAGCGAGTGGAAGCTCTGGCACCTGGACCATCGCATGATGACCAAGGGCGCAAAGCTGGATCGCGATCTGGTCGAGGCAGCCATCGAGTGCGACGGCATTGTGCGCCAGCGCACATTGAACGAAGCCATGCGCCTAACCGGCTTGGACAACCCCAACAGCCGCAACCAGCTCATCGCCTGGCTGCAAGAGGAAGAGGACGACGACACCATCGCCGACCTGACCAAGAAGACCGTGCCCGTGCTTTTGGCCAACACCGACAGCGACGTCGTTCGCAGGGTACTTGAGCTGCGCCAGGAGCTGGCCAAGACCAGCGTGTCCAAGTACCACGCCATGGCCAGGGCCATGAGTGACGTCGACGACTGCGTGCGCGGCCTGACCCAGTTCTACGGTGCCAACCGCACTGGCCGCTGGGCTGGCCGGATCGTGCAGGTGCAGAACCTGCCCCAGAACAAGCTCAAGGATATTGACGCAGCTCGCAGGTTACTGAAGACGCGTGATTATGAAACCCTGGAGTTGCTTTTTGGCAACGTGCCTGACACGCTCTCACAGCTCATTAGGACGGCCTTTATACCCAGGCAGGGGGCTACCCTCATGCCGGTCGATTTCAGCGCCATTGAGGCCCGCGTAATCGCTTGGCTGGCCTGGTGTACGTGGCGTCTGGATGTGTTCAAGACCCACGGCAAAATCTACGAAGCAAGCGCAGAGCAAATGTTCAAGCTGACGCCCGGATCGGTGGGCAAGAAGTCACCATACCGGCAGAAGGGCAAGATCGCAGAGCTGGCCTTGGGCTACCAGGGCGGAGCCGGTGCGCTGAAAACCATGGGCGCTCTGGCCATGGGCCTGACAGAGGACGAGCTGGACCCCATCAAGGTGGCATGGCGCGAGGCCAACCCCGAGATCGTGAAGCTCTGGTACGCGGTTGAAGGCGCAGCCCAGCACGCGGTGGCCAACCACTCAAACGAAGTCTTACGGATTGCCGGTGGCCGGGCCGCGCTTGTCTTTACCTGGGAGTCCGGCTTCCTGACGATCACGCTGCCATCAGGTCGCAAACTGTTCTACGTCAAGCCATACATTGCTGGCGAGGACCTGGTGCGCGAGAACAGCAAGACCGGTGCCCAGTACGTAGTGGCCAGGGCCGGGTCGTTGACATACGAAGGCATGGACCAAAAGACCAAGACCTGGACCAGGCTGCCCACATACGGCGGCAAGCTGGTGGAGAACATCACACAGGCCATCGCGCGCGACTGCCTGGCCGAGTCGATGCTTGCACTGGACGAGGCCGGATTCGACCAGCTCTTTACGGTGCACGACGAGGACATCATCGAATCGTATCAGCCAGATGATCTCAAAAAGATCGAGGCCATCATGGGCCGAGACCTGACGTGGGCACCAGGGTTGCCGTTACGTGCGGATGGATTTTCAACACCCTACTACATGAAGGAAATAGACTGATGGCAGCAGACGACACACAAGTGGGCGGCACCCACTACAAAGACATGCCTGTCCAACCCTGGACCGTGATGGAGGCAGTGCTTAGCCACGAAGAGTTCATTGGTTTTCTCAAGGGCAATGTGATCAAGTACAGCATGCGCCAGGGCCGCAAAGACGGCACCGATGACGCGGCTAAAGCGCAGCACTACTTGGCCAAACTTAATGAACACACTTAAAACACTTGGCCCGGCTGACCTGGCCAAGCTCCTACACCGCAGCGTCGAGACGATCAAGTCCGACGCGCGCCGCCGACCAGAAGTGCTGCCGCCCAGGTTCAAGATACCTGGCAGCCGACGTCTGGTCTGGCTTGAAACCGATGTAATCGCCTGGGTCGAGAGGACCAAGGGATGACACCCGAACAGCTTGACAAAGCTGCACTCAAGCTGGGCCTTTTACGCGGCACCCCGGCTGATGATTTGATAGCGTTCGCCGCGCATAGAGAGCAAATCGAATACATGTACCGTGTACTTGAGGCGCTTGATTTTGGACTGGGTAACCAGGTCCCTTTTAACCAGGAGAAAGAAGTATGAATTGGAATCCCTTTACCCGTATCACTGCACTGGAGCACCAGGTCCAAGACTTGCAACGCGCACTTGCCGACGTGATGACGCCATGGAACGTCTCGGTGTCTAAGCCAAAAGTTACCGACGAAGAAAAGATCGCCCTTCGACGCGAACGGCAACGGGCCTACTACGCCCAGCAAAGGGCCAAAGAAAAACAGCGCGAGTACAACAGGACCTACCGTGAGCGCAAGAGGGCAGAGAAGATGGCCGCAGGGGGCACAGCATGATGCGCCACATGGGGCTACGTGATCTGATCAAAGACCCGTTCAGAAAACCATCGCCCCTGGAAATGATTGCGGCAGAGCTGGATGAATGCCATCGCGAGAAGCTGATTGCAGAAACGGCAGTCGAGTATGCGCAGTCCATAGTGGCGTATAACGTGACCCGCATTGCCCGCCTTAACGCACGACTGGAGGAATACAAATGAAATTCAGAAAGAAACCCGTAGTTATCGAAGCCACGCAGTGGTTCAAGATGGACGACCATCCTGCTGTGTTTTATAACCACAACTCAGTTCCAACTATTAAAACACTTGAGGGCGAAATGTTTGTCCGATCTGGCGACTGGATCATCACTGGCGTGAAGGGTGAACACTACCCATGCAAACCTGACATCTTTGCAATGACTTATGAGGAGGTGGAGCAATGAACTGTTGTAACGCAAACGGTAACTGCACACAAGGGCGTGACTGCCCTGTACGCAAGTTGCGTATAAAAGAAACAGATGATGCGTACCTAAGTGGTGGTTGGGACAGGGTTGCTGACCCATACGATGACGTTGCGGACACTTTTAAAGCGCTCATTGCCGTGATTGCTGTTACCGCAGCAGTAACGCTACTGGCTTTTATATTATGGGGGAAGTGATGAACATCATTGAACTAACACAGGAAGCTGAAGAATATGCTGCCCAGAATTCAACAGGAGACTGGGAAGTTGGCCCTGCTTATCAAGACCTATTCAACAAAAAGTTTGCAGCATTAATAGAAGCAGCAGCCCGTGCTGATGAGCGTGAAAAGTGTATTGAGTTGTGTGATGCGCTTCATTACGAAGTTGACGCATACGGAGCCCAATGTGCCGCCGCCATCCGAGCAAGGGGAACAACATGACAGGCTATCAAAGCAAAAAGGACATGGCGCAGGACAAGCTGGCACAGCCAGCGCAGGAGCCTGTGGCGTGGATGCGCCCGAGCGAAGAAGGGTACGACTCAGCATTTCGTGACCACAGCACTGTAATGGTTTGCACAGGCAACCCGTGGGTTGGTTGGATACCCCTCTACACCACCCCACCCGCAGCACAGCCGGACGACCCCACTGGTCAAGCGCCTTGTGCAAAACACTGCGAGTCGATTGCTTATGAGATTGTTATTCTCGGACTCAAGGTCGACATTGAGCGAATGAAAGCAGCACAGCGCACATGGGTTGGGCTGACGGATGAAGAAAAAGGATTTTGTGCCGCCCCGACTTATGTTGAAACGGTTGCAAGAACTGAAGCCAAACTTAAGGAGAAGAACACATGACGCCTGAACAAAAAGATTACTACAAACAGGAGACTGCAAAAATTCGTAGAGGTGGGGCAGTCCACACGGCATTTATGCTAGACCATATAGGGGGAATGGGCAGCGCTAATCTCGGCCCTCTTACGCCGCCTGTTGTGCTCTTTGGTCAAGATGATGACCCTCACTACTCGCAGTACTTACAAAATTGGGATGAGGTAGAGGCGTTGATTGCTCAATTGCGGGAAGAAGCAACGAAGGCATGGGGTGAAAAGCTCTACACCACCCCACCCGCAGCACAGCCAGCGCAGGAGCGTAACTTTTGCCCCCGTTGCGGTAAGCGCACAGAAGACTTGACAGTGATTCACACTTGCACACCACCACAGGAGAACACATGAGCTATCTAGTGGCATCACTGCCCCCGATTAAGTGTTTTGTAAGGCGTGAGTTTTTGTACAACTTCACCAAGGGCCACGGCGAACTAGAGCCTGCGGTTTGGGTCAGCATAAAAGGTCTTCGTGGCCAGGTGTTTAGGATTGAGTCGTTGCTGCCAGCTTACGGCGCGCTGTACGACAAGCTGCCCATCCACGCATACGTCTGGAAAGAAGACCACGGTGATTTGCCCATCGACTTCTTGCAGCTATGGGACTGCATGGGCTACCGGTTTACGGTCGTTGAGAAGATTGCTTTGCGCAACCTGGGCGTGAAGTTTCTAGGCAAAGACAAGCAATGGTATTACGGCAACTACTTATTCACCGTGGATTTTTGCGCTGACGGCCAAGACCTGGACACGGGTTTTACCGAGCAAGCCGAAGAGCACAAGTCGTTTAATTTCATACGCCTTGAGAACGGGCAGTTTGCCTGCCAGCCAAACAACCGGTGCCTGTGGTATGACCAAAGCCTGGTTCCTTCTGAAACGAAGTTTCCCGACTTCCAGGCAGCGCAACATCTATGGTCGGTGGATGGCACGCGCAAGTGGAGCGCGGGCGACGATTGGTTTTATAGCATTCAAGGTAAGGACGAATGACCACATCACAACACCCCACGATCCGCGCCGTCCTGTTGCGTAACCCGGACGGACTTACCGTGCCCGACCTAGCGGATCGCACTGGCCTGGGTGAGGACAGCGTTAGGCGCGCGCTGCCGAAGATGGCCGACTGCTACATCGACCGCTGGGTGGGACCCAATAGGGGCCAGTACGCAGCCGTGTGGGTGGCTGTGCCGATCCCGGAAAACTGCCCGCCCCCGGTTAGTCCTTCTCCTCGCCCTCGACGGTCAAACCTTGACGAATGAACTGCTTTTTCTCGCGCAGCTTTTCGCGCTCTGCCTCACCTGTTGTGGGGCTGATGGCACCTTTGTTTTCCAAGCGTTGAGACTGTTTGATCTGCGCTTCCAATTCCCGGATAAGGGCTTTCGTTTGCGCCTTCTGAATCTTTTCTGAAGTGTCCAGGTCGATTGGCCTGGCCTTGATGCCGACAGTTTGCAAGGCCGCGTAGCCCGGTGTGATTGGCAGGCCGTCCTTGCCAATACCCGTGTACTCGGCCAGGCCCACGTTGACTGACTGGCCGGTTACATTTGCGATCACATTCATGGCCCGCTCAAAGTGCGTGTTGCCCACGGCGATGGCCGGTGTCATTTGTTTCCACATCCAAGCCGCGCGCTTTTGCGCAGCCTCGGCGTCGGTGTCCGTTTTCTTGACAACGTCCTGGCCACGGAATGTGTCCTTGTTGAAAAGCATGGCCGACGCGACTGTAAGCACCGGGCTGTTGGGTGTGATCGGCGCAAGCAAGGGAATGCCGCCAGCGTTATTGTGCGCGTCGAACAGATCGCCACCGGGGAAGATACGGCTGACATCAAGGAACACGGGCAAATTGGTCAGGTCGTCCGTGCCTAGGCGGATTGACTTCTCTGTGCCCAGTGACAGACTTGCGCCCCTCATCCATTCGGGCAGGTTCTTGCGCTCTTGTTCTTCCAGGTCCTTGGTTCTCTGGCGGAATTCGGAGTCGGTCATGTATCGACGGATGATGGTCCACCAGTCTTCGTCTTCCCCGCCGCCAAGGCTTGCAGCAATGGCGTACATGGCCGCATTTGCCACGTAAATCGCAACGGCAGGGGCAGCATAGCGGACAGGGTGTTCAAGGGCTGTATTGACCAGGGCTGGCACGATCTTGTACGTATAGGAAAAGAACGGCAAGCCGACCGGCATGTCACGAATCACACGCGCGCCCTTAGGCATATCGTCGTATGAGAACATGTACTTGAGTGCGTAGTCAACTGAGGCGTCTACGCTTAGGCCGTTGTTGCGCGCATCACGGTAAACCACGTAACGGAAGAATTCGTCTTCTGCGTTGTATGCTTTGCCCAGTGGTTTGCGCAGCCACAAAGACAGGCCGTTCCAGACCATCTCGACAGCGCGCTTGCTTTTGCTCTCGGCCATCTGGGCCAAGACGCGCAGCTCTTCGGGCATGGCTTCGGTTAGCTCAGCACGGTTAAACGTGCCGCCAAACAGACCGGCTTCCCTGGCTTCTTCTACCATCGCGTCGCCCTTGACCAGGTCCTTGATAGAGCCGATGTACTTGTGCGCGTCCCAGTAAGACACGCCAGCAAAGTGGGCCATCGTGATGTTCGACAGCACGTTGTTTGCGTGGGCCACTGGGTTGAGTACGGTCTTGCCCTCTTTCCACATCGACAAGCCCTTGAGGTAAATCTTGGTCAGGTCGTTTTGCATGTCGCTATCAAACGCAACCAACTGGTCCAAGATTTCACTGGGCACGTACTTGCCGCCTAGCTTTCCGTAGCGCTTAGCAAAGGTGTCTTCGACGTTGGTCGCGGGCACCTGAACATAGCCCGGCTGTTCTGTCTTGTTTGCGTAGGTCGCGGCCAGGTTTTCATACAAGCGGCCCAGTGCAATGTCGCGCTGGCTTTTGTTGTATCCCATGACAAAGCGGAACATGGCATCGCGAATCTCGCCCATGTCGTCGCGCTCCGTCCTGGTGTAGTCGCGCCACACTGTGATCTCGGTATCGACCGCTGGATCGTAGGTAGCGTCTCGCACTGCCCAGCCCTCGGCTTCCCAGTCTGCCAGGTCAGCGACCGGTACAGTCTCAAACATGCCGCGCGCCTTGAGGCTGCTGCCCTTGATACCTTGCATGGTTTGTTTGCGTCCCAGCAATCCCTTGACTGCTTTCATCCAAGCTTTGGTTTCGTCGCCCAGTTTCTGTTCGTAGAAACGCGGCAGGTACTTGCCGTCCCAGCGGCCAGCGGCGTCCTTGGATAGCATGCCCAGGCGGACCAGCTCTGCCGACTGCTCGGACATAATGTCCTGCATAGACGCGGCGATCTCCAGCACTCGCTTGGGTGGCGTGGCACCGCGCTTGAGTTCGCCTTCAATCACATCGCTGATCATCTGGCGCTCTTGCTCGGGCAAGTCCTTCATGGTCTTGGCAACTTCGACTGTCAGGTTCTGTGCTTTGTCGACTTCCATGCGCATCTTGCGCATTGCACGGGACAGCTCTGGGCTGACCGGTTTCATACCGACCACGTCCAGGACCGCGTTGGCCACGTCCGCTGCGTAACGGTATGCCTTGGCACCGGCACCGAAACGGAAGCGGCCCAGCTCATCACGGCTGAGCAGCCAGCCCTCGGTCTCTTTGCCGACCGGCTGGCGCTTGGCAAACGCTATGCCTTGCAGTTGTTTTTCTGCATCATTTGGCACAGAAACCGTCTCGGTTTCACGCTCCCAGCCTTTTTCGTTGGTTTGCTTCTTGGCAAGAGCGGCGTCAGAGAGTACACTGAAGTCCTTCACGGCTTGGTTGCCACCCCTCGCAAGAGGAAGCGCTAGTGTTTGGGTGACGCCGGGGCCAGTGCCTCGGGGTTGGGTAGCATTGAGCTTTCCCAGTAAATCACGGAGCCGTGAAACCTCTTCTTCAGGCAACCAAATTCGGTTGCCTTTTCTCATTTCGCGCACGATGTAAGACGCGGAATTTTCCAACGGGTACGTGGTCGCAAAGCGCGTGACTTTCAGCGTAGTGCCCCCGCCCTTGACCTCCTCCTTCTTCAATGCCACCACGATTGGGGCGCCGTTGGCAGCCCGCAAAGGCAACATCACCAAAGCCTGGCCCGGTCCCTGGAACGCCACCATCCGTGGGTCCTTGAGCGCAGCAGGAAGCTGGCCAATCATGCGGGCAGTGATGCCGTCTTCAACGTGTTTGGCTGCATGGTCCAGGGCATGGCCATCAAGCACCACCATCTGGCGGTCGCCCAACGGAACCCCCGGCCCCATGGAAAGCGACGGATGTGGCAAACGCTCGGCCAAGATTTTTGATTCGGCCACGCTGCCGAGTTTGTCAAAGATGGTTTTAGCCCAACGCTCCAGCTTGGTGTCCACCGGCAAGTCTTGCTTGGCGCTGAACATGATCGGCGCGCCGGTGATGTCGGTGTCTTGGCCAAACTTCACGTTCTTGGCCAGGACCAGGGGGCCGATCTGGATCACCTCATCTGCGCTGAGGACCGGGCGCATGCTGTCGCGGTCGTAGAAGTAGCTGTGGCGGAACGGGTCCATGCCAACCTGGGTCCAGGCCGGGTCGTTCAGCGCGGCGTCGGCGCGAGCCTTGGCGTCTTCTTTGCTGATGGGCGCCCACTTGCCCAGCATGGTGGCGATCGTGCCCTTGGACGTGCCCATAGCGATTTTGCTTGCGGATCGCTGGTTCATGCCAAAGGTCACGTCAGTGAGCGCGGCCACGGACTCGTAGCCCACCACGGTGCCAGCGTCGTAGGCAGCCTGGACCTCGCGGTTTGTGGACTTGGGCGTGTGCACACTGACTACCCAGGCGTCGTGCAATTGGTAAGACGGAATGTCCAGGCGGAGCTGCGCCCAGTCGCCGGTATTCAGGGTCATGGACGGCAGGCCGTACTTGGCCGCCTTCTCCGGACTCTGGCCTTTGCCCGTGGCCAGGGCGTAACGGGCGTCGGCAACGGTCGTGACCGCCGGAACTTTTTCGTAGGGATAGACGGGGCGCAACTCGTCAACCATGCGGTCGTATTCGTTGCGAGTGATCTTGCCTTCTTGCAGATCGCCCACGGCCTGCTGGAGTTGCTCGGTCCGTTTGAACCGTTCGGCGCTGGTGCCCTCAACCCGGCTGGCTTCGGGGTTTTTTTGAGCTGCCCGGTTTACGGGGTATCCTGCTTGGCCAGGCTCAGCCCGCCCTTGAACTTCGCGCTCACCGCGCGGTCGAACGCTTGGGCGCTGGCCCGCGCCTCCATTTGCTTGGCGGGTGTCATAGGGGGTCGTGGTTGCCCGGTGGATCGTTTCGCTGATCCGTCCTTCGGCGAGTGCTTGGTCTGTTGCATTTTTAAATTTCTCCATTAAACCTTCGAGCTGGACTGCGGGCACGTCCTCCAAAGTGGACATGACCGCGTTCCCGGCCCCGCGCGAATTGTCGATAACCTGGATTTTAAAATTGGGGTTGTCGCCAAAAGCCTGTTGCAATTTGCGAACCGTTTCGCTGGACCCGACGTGCCCCTTAACCAAAGCCTCTAAAGTGACTGGTCGGCCACGCTTCATGGCCCTCTCCAGCACGCCACCTTTTTCGCTGGCCAAAGCATCGAGTGGTTCGCGATACACATAGGCTATGCGAACGGTCTGGTTGTTGTCAAGCGCAAGCTGCACATTTCGAGACGCCTTGTCGTAGCTTGACAACGTGCCATCCAAAATCGTATTGGCACGCTCCATAGCGTCGCTGAGCAAGTGCTCGGCGCTGGACTTACCCGCCCCACCACCGCCCGCCATAAAGATTACCAAGGCCCCATCTGGCGCGTTTGCCATGCGCTCTTCAAACGCTCGTTGGGTAAAGGCGCTGGCAGCTTCATGCACTTGAGGTGCCAGGCTTCGGTCAGCGCGGTATTCCGGTGATAGCTCACGCACCTGGTCGGTGTCTAACAGCTTGCCGTTCTTGGTGTCGGGCAGCGCTTTGTACTCACGCACCGCTGCGTCAAAGTCAGAGAATATTTGCTGGCGAAAGCGCTCGTTAAGGTTTTCCTGTTTGCCGCTAAACGCCACAGGCGCGCTAGGCAGCAAGTGTTCCAAGCCGCCGTTAACCAGATAGGCTTTGAACGCGACTTGGCCCTGGATGACTCGCTCTTTGCCGTCACGGTCGGTGAACCTGTACGTGCAATCTTTCGCCATGGCTTAGCCGCCTAGTTCTTGGTCGATCAGGAGCATGCCAGCCTTGTCTTGGTCGACAAGGTCAATGCGCGCCAGCAGGTCGCCGTACTCGCCGACACTGGTGCGCTGAATTTCAAGGAATTGCAAAAGGTATTGTTGAACCACTGGATCGTCAGAGGCCCGACCGTACCACTCCTTGTAGCTGTTGTACAACTCCATTTCGGTTTCGTACCCAGTCTCGATGGCGTCGCTGAGGGTCTCGATGGTGTCATTCATCGCCTCAATCATGGGCACCTTGGCCACCGTACCTACGTCGTTCTGGAATTCAACGTGGCGCTGGTAATGCTCCAGCTCGTCCGCGCTTTCTTTGAGAAAGAATTTGGTTGCACCAAAGTACCCGATTCGCTGGAGCTGATTGGCAATGTGCTTGTACAGGTTGGATGCGTACAACTCGGAATGGATTGCTTCGTCCAGCATCTTTTTGCAATCGGCGGAGATGATCATTTTGGGTAGCATGGCTTGGGTCCTTATTTGCAATTGATCTTAACCTTGTCCGCATCCTCAAGCTGGATCAAGATGTCGTTGAAATTTTCCTGGACATATTTTATTTGCGCGCCGTCCGGGCGTGCAGTGAATGCAGCCTCGGCGCGTGTCTTGGCCAGGCCGCGCTTCTCTAATCCGGCGAAGATGTCTTCAAGGGGAGTTTGGCTTTGGATGAAAGTTTCCCGCTCTGCTCCTTGGATCGGGCCAGTTGGCCCGCCCGGCTGGCCAGCCTGCTTATTTGTTCCCGCGACCGGCTTGCCAGCCACTTGTCGTGCTGGTCTTGGTCCAGGTTTGGCTGCTGTGTCGATTCGTTTTCCATCAAAGCCTTCTTTCGTAAGTAGTGATTTTGCCGCACCCGCATAGTCTTGGCTAGTCACATAAAGACCAGCGCCCAGCTTCTTGTAAAGCTCTTGCTCTGGATACCAGATCAGCGCTTGCAAGGCCGCTGGCGGCACGCGCTTACCTGTCTGCTGCTCAACCATAGCCACCATTTGGCGAGTTACGTCACGCAAGCGTTGGCGCTCACCCCCACTGGATGGTGCGTCAGTTGGTTTGTCAGCCGATTTTAGTATGGCTCCAGCCGCGCCAACCAAGGGGGTTTTGATCCGGGTGCCTGAGTCAAACGCAGCGCGCTCTTTGATGAATTGGCGGTTATGCAGGCTGCTCACCTGGCGGGCCAGGGCGACGGCCCCTTCGTCTGTCTCCATCGCGGCCTGGACGGCAGCCGGATCAAACTGGGCAGCGTAGACGCCACGTTCGGCTGGGCCGGTTTCTGCCAGGGCAGCGCGCAGCTTGGCCACTTGCTTGGGGAACAGGACCGGGTCAAATGCAGGCAGCGTTCCGGCCAAACGACCAACGGTGCGCATGAACCACATGTCCATGGTGATCGGCTCAAAGTTGCCCGAAAGGTTGCTGTAAAAACCAAAACCAATCTTGGGTCCAAAGATAGCAGAGCCAAGCATTTTTTCGTCCATTGACTCGCCGCCAATTGGGAAGCCTATGGTCTCCAGCTCTCGCTTGGTAAATTCTGTTTGCAGGAACCGACGCAACAAGCCCGGCCCCATATCAGCCAGCACGTCGTTGGCCAAAGCAAAATTCTTGGCCATCGCCGGGGCGGATTTACCAGTGCCGGTTTCTGGGAATTGACCGGTGTTGCGGAATTGTTCGTACTGCTGGGACGCGTATTTTAAATTGGCCTCAACGTCCATCGTCTGGGACGATATGGCTACGGCCAGCAAAAAGGCATTGCGTGCGTTTGGATCGGTGTCCAGCTCTGGATACTTGACCGCCATGATTTGTAGCGTTTTAGCGACAGTCTCGTCGTACCATTCGACTGCGTTGCCCGCGCTGCGGATTGCCGCCACGGCCTCAGACGCCAGCAGCTTAGCCAAGGTGGTGCGGTCTTCCGGTTTGTTGAGGTCTAACTTGGGCAACCCGCTGTCAGCCCGGCGCTGGTCCAACCACTGCACAATTTCCGGGATGCCGCCAACATTGGGGGCGCGGAAGGTTTTACCTTTAGTTCCCCCCAGCATAAGGGGCAGCGCGGTGGCGTCGTATTCCGCTTGGGAAAGGCTAAGGGCGTCCGCGACGCTACGATAACGGCCTGTGTCTATTTTGCGCCCACCGGCGCTTTCGTCGGTTGCGAGTTCGGCTTCGATTGCGGCGCTGGCTTCTTGGCGGATGCGACTAGCTTCTGTCCGTTTTGCAAAAAGCTCGGCAGATACTGCCCCTGTTTCACTACCATAGTCGTACTCCTCTTTGGTTGGGAAAGCCATGTGGCCTTCCGCAAAACCGATGCTAAAGTTTTCGGGCCGAGCGTTTAGCACTCCCGCAATTTTCGATGTAAGGTCGGCCATCCTATCAGAAGGAACGGCCAAAACCATTTCTTGGCCAACCGTTGTGTGGCCACTGATGTTTTCAGGCGACACTTTGCGCACAGCCCGGTAGACTGAATGCACGTCTTCCTGGCCTTGCATGTTCTCAGGCAACGTGATGGTGATCAAGCCTGTAGGGGAAGACCCCTCAAAAGGCTTGGAGTCCAGAACCATCATGCTGTCCTGGGCCAAGCCAAAGCCGCCGACGCGGGCCACGTCCATGAGCTGCTGAGCCGATGCGCTGCTTGGGACTATGGCCGCAAAAGACGGGCTTGTGTCTTCTAGGTAGCCGCCCAACTGCGTGGTCATCTTAGCCCGGACCCCGGCCAATCTGAAAACCTGGGGCATGATCTTCGCGGCAACGCGCTGGCTGATTTCAATCTTGCGCTCAAAGGGCACCGCGTCCCAGCGGGTTTTGAGATCAAGGTTGTTGGGGTCAGGCGCGACCTCAAACATAACCCGAGCCGGGGCCGCTTGCCTTTTAGCAAAACGTATTTCGCTGCCGATGCGCCCCATCTCGGTGTTGGCCGCTTCAACCTGGCCCGCTGGTATCTCCAGGGTGCCCATGCGCATGCGCGAACCGGGGATGTTGCCGGTGTCGACCTGGCTGGCCTCGCGTGTCAGCAGGCCCTTCTTGAGGGTGGTAGGCGCGGCCTCGGCTGACAAAGCTGCGGCTCGGGGCTGGCCGATCTGCCTGACAGGCACGGCCTTGTGTTTCTGGCCCAGCAGCACCACGGCTGATTGGCCGTTGCCAAACGGTGCAACGTACCCGTCAAACCCTGCATTGATGACCGCTGACTCGAACGCGTTTGCGTCGGCCTGCGGTTTGATCAGTCGAGTCTGTGGGTCATAGATGTTGTCCAGCTTGGCTTCGTGTGCGTACCCGCCGACCCCGGATTCGGGGCGAATACCTGCGCCTTGGTCAACATAGAAGTAGACGCGGTTTTTAAGTCGAGGATCAGTGCTACTGTCCAGGCGAGTACGTTCTGCCCCCTTGAGTCCTTGTCCATAGTAGGCTCCACTTAGCGTTTGACGGGGAGTCGTTGAGTAGTGTCTTCCGACAACGGAGATTGCGCCTGCTCTTGCGGTTCCGTAGGTTGGGGTCGGACCGCCCCCATCTTCGCTAAAGCCTGGTCGATCCTGCGCTGTTGGTCCTGGTAGGTTTTCACTTCCCCGGGTTCCGATGGTCGGTGCATTGATTTCTCCTTGCCGCAAGCTGGCGGCGGGTGCTGATTCAAATTGCTGAAGCGTTCCTTGGCGGTATGCAATCAGCGCTTCGCGTGCCACCATCTTGGCTTTGCCCAGGTCATGCACGTACTGGTCAACTTTAGCAGACTCAGTTTTCAGTTTAGGTTGACCGCGCAAAGTGCTCATCAAATTGTCGATGACGCTTACCCACTTTTGCACAAAGCCTTTGAACCCACCCGGATCAGCCTTGGCCACGTCGGCCCAGAACGCTTTATCTGTGGCGCGGTTGCCCATGAAGTCAGCGGTCATCTCTGAACGCAAGACCGGAGATTGCAGTAACTCTTGGATGCGGCTTTCTTTTATGTCGGGCGTGGAGTCAAGAGCGGCCAGCTCTGCGGCATGCAGGAAGTTGGTGACGTAGGCGCGCTTACCCTCTTCGGTCATGTCGTCGAAGATGCTGTCGATCTGGGCCGTGAATTTCTGAGCTGACGTGTCGGTCAGGCCAGCCTGTTTTTCGGTAAACGCAATCTGCTCAATCGTGTGCTTTAGCTCATGCAAAGACACGCGACCGACGTTGGTCACCACGTTGGCTGTGTTGACAAAGGCAGTGCCGCCAACGGCCACACCCTGGACAGAACCAGGGCTGGTGTCGTGGAACGCGATAACGCGTGTACCAAACTGGCTGCCCAGCAAATTGGCTATGGTGCCGACAGCTCTGGTTTCGGCGTCAGGTGCAGGGTTTAACTTTGCAGGGATGGCCTGGCCATTGTCGACGGCCCAACGGTCCAGAGATCGTTGCGCATCTGCTCGTACTGTTTCGTTGTCAAGGACTGGCTGATTACCGACATCCCGCACTGGCGCTGTTCCGAGAGTTTGTTCTGTTCCGGGGGTTGGAACAATCTGGGTACTTGGCGCAGCTCCAGGTTTGGCTGTGAATGTAATAGTGCCATCTTCGTTCTCCGTCTGATCAAACTGACTAGCCAATGCGCGTCTGTCGCGGATCGGCATTGCGCCCAGCTCTTCGGGCGTCATTACGCGGGTCTCGGCCACAGGTGTGGGCGCGGGTGCCTGCTCCCCCTGGCGTGCGGTCAGCTCAATTGCTGCACTGCGGCGAGAGATAGGCGCGACGGTCTCGTCGCCAGTGATTACCTGGAGCTGATCGTCTGTCAGGTCAGCGACCGGCGTGCCCTGGATGCTTTGCGGCCTGGGCGCGTTAATGCGCAGCTTGTCCAAGCCAAACTGTTGTTCGGTTGTCTGGTTAATCCCCGGCACTTCAGCGGCTGGGGCGTTGAGGTCCAGGGCCGGTTCGATAGTCCTGCTAACTGGGGCCGGAATGCCCAGGTCCAGAATTGGCTCAGCGCGGCCCACAGAAGGGGCCATTTGGCCCATGTCAAGGGTTGGGTCAAGGGGTAGGGGCGTGATAGCCGTTGAGGGCACTAGAAGCTCGTTTAACGAACCGGATAGGTTATCGGCTGCCGTGGCCGCGTCGGTTGCCGTGGTCGAGGTTTGGAGAGCGGTCTGGTCCTCTTGGACTCGGGCTGCTTGGTATGGCCGGATGAGGGCGGCATCGTATGACTGCACGTCCAGGGCACGACGGGCGTAGGCGTCGAACGCTGCCGGGTCAAATTGAGCACCGGCTACGTCCCCGGCCAGGGCGTCGGCAAAAGAACTTGCGCCGCCCTTAAACGCTGCCCGTCCTTGGACAAGGGCTAACGGGCCTTCCATGAAAGCGCCAAGAACAGCGGCGTCAGCGGTTTGATCAAGCAGGCCAACATCTTTGTCTTCAAGATAACGGTCTACCCCGTTTTGCAAAATCTTCGTGGTCGTTTCTTCTAAAGCCCCGACAACGCCCTGGGCCGTTACCACTTTGCCCGTTGCTGCCAAAGCTCGGCCAACTGATTGAATGGTGGGAGCTTGCAAGCTCAAAGGTAGTTTGGAAAGCGAAGACATGGTGCGGTCAAACACACCAAGCGTAATTCTTTCACCAACAATTTCAGCGCCGCCCTTGATCAAAGCGCCCAAAGAGCTGTCGCCTTCACCAAAAGATTGGCCTGCTGATTGCGCGCCCATTGCGGGAAGAAGAAATGGCCGAGCGGCTGGAAGAATAGCGGCTACAAAACTAGTAGCCATTTGTGGTGCTTGAGCGGTTAGGTTCAAACCAAGCCAAGAACCAAACTCGCCCTTAGAAAAAGCAGAAGCCATATTCTGGCGACCAGCTTCTGGCATTAGGCTTCGGGCCGTAATGGCCATCCGGTCTGCCCACTGGTATGTAGGAGCGCGGACGTTTTGATTATTGAACGTGTCTGTGTCAAAAGACATCGTCAAGTTTCCGGTCGTATCAACACCAGTCTTGGTAGCGTCTATAACCCGAGCAGCAAAATCCACAATAGTTGGAATGGAGTTTGCTAACCCTGAAATTATTTGTCGGCCACCAGATTCCAGGGCGGCGCGGTATGGGTTTTCTTTGGCAAATGCTTCAGCGCTAAAGTCCCGGCTTTCTCTGTCGGCACGGTCCGCCAACGCTTCCAGGCTGGTCTCCGCGCCAACAACGGTGCGTGTCGCTTCGTCTTGGCGCAGCCGGTTTGCGATGCGTTCGCTTTCAGAGGTTTTGTACGCGTCGGCCCGCTCCAGGACGGTAGGGGTGACGTCTGGAAAAACGACTGGCGGTTTAGGCTGGTTGCCGAGCTTTAATTCTGGCTTAACACGCGGTGCCTTGCGCACGATGTCAATCATGCCCTGCCGACTACCCTCTTCCGCTTGAAGGAATTTGTCTTCTTTTTGCACGTCAAACAGGATGCGCTGGGCCGCTTGCGCGGTGGCGTCTGTTCCAGCGGCAGCGTCGATCAAAGCCTGGCGGCGTTTTTCAGGCGGGATACTGGCAAAGCTGTTGCGCACCTGGTCCACGAATTCGGGCCGAAGCATAAAGCCCGGTTCTTTGGTGCGATCAACTGGCGGTAAATTATCCAGGACTGACTTGGACCGCACAGGGGCAGCAGGCGCAGCAGCGGCCATGATGGCCGAGCCAAAGTCATCACCGCTTGGGCTGTACTCTGTTGAAACTTCAGGCGCGGCTGCGGCCTGGCGCACGGGGGCCGCGCGCGGCTGCTGGATGTCTACCTTGAACGGGGTGACGTCGCGTCGCCCTTGGGGCTTAGCCGCTTCAGACTCGACGGCATAGCTTGACCACCACTCGTCCTTCGACTCGTCAGCCGGAGCGTAAGTTTCCCACCATTCTTTTGCCATATTTTTTACCTAACCCGGATAGAACCATCCGGGGCTTTGAATCGGGTTCCAGGTTTTAATTTAGCAACTTCTGCCGCCGATTTAGGTTCGGGCATTCCGCCGGTTGGCGCACGGCCACCGGTATCAGATGGGGTGGCTTTTGCTTCCCATGCTTTTAGCTTGGCCCGCGTTGTAGCTAAATCTTCTATGGCAGGAGCCAAAGCATCCAACCGGGCTTTGGCCTTGACGTCGCCAGCCGCAGCCCGATCTTGCAAGCGTTTTAACTCCGCTGGGGCTTCCGTGTTGCTGACGCCCAAGCCTTCATACAAAATCTCTTTTGCATTTTTTACTTGGCGCTCCAAATCTTTTGTGGTTTCGCGTTTATCTTTTTCTTGGCGTTCGGATTTGGTTTCAGCAGCATCACCTTTTTGTTTTGCTTCACCAGCTTTGGCCTGGTTCTCGGCAATCTGCGATTTGCCCAGGGGCGTAGTCTTGCTTTCCCCACTGTACTGGTTGTACAGCTCACCGCCTTCGACGTTGATAATCGGCGTGCCTTCTGAGGCCGCAACCGCGCCGGAGCCGATGCCCATTTTGGTGGTGCCAGCTAAAACGCCTTGGCCAACGCCAGTTTTGAAAGCAGTGTTTTCGCCTTTTTTTACGTCATCGAAATTGCCTTTGAGTGCATAGGCTTCTTCTATTCTTGACAAGGCTTTGGCCTTTAACGTAAATTCTTCTTTAAGTGCAGGGGGCACTTGCATTTGCGTTACGGGTTGTTCGCCATACGTATCATCAAGCGTTGTGCCAACTTCAATTGGCTTTCCGTATTTATTGGCATCAATCTCGCCGCTTTTGCGGTACTTTCGAATATCGGCAAGATCGTTCTCGGTGGTCATGCTTGACGTTATGTCTGCCACTCTGCCCGCAGCCATGCCAGCGTACTTACCGCCAGGCTCTAAATCCGCTTGTTGAATGCCGGGGTCCTTGCCGCCGCCGCCAGCCGTCTGCTGGGCGGCTGTGCGCCTGTAGAGTGCGTCTTGCTCAGCCCGGTACTCGCGCTTTTCCTGGTCGACCTTATCGCGGTAATCGCGTGTTTCCTGGGCTTGTCTTTCGCGGTACTCGCGTTCAGCATCGCGCTCTTGAGAGCGCATCATAAAGCTGCCTATAGTGGAACCGGCGTTAGCGATCCCTTGCCCAATGCCGGACCAGATTAAACCTTCGCCTGCCATGATTAAGCTCCTTGAGAAAAGATTGCCGGGTCGATTTTGTCCATACCCTGTTGAAGCTGAGTTGTATCTACGCCGTTTTCTCCCAGGTAGCGCAAAAGCATGTTCTTAAAAGCGGATGCCGCATCTTGTGGGGTAAGATTCATTTTGGCCGCTTGGCCAATATCAATCACTTCTTTTAAGATCGCCATCGCTAATAGACCAAGCAATTCACGGGGCACCGTGCCTTCGGTGCGCTCGTCGACCGTGCTAGTGATTTCGTAAGCAATGCTGCCTAAAGCATCTGTTTTATCTTTGGCTGCACGTAACTGCTTGGCCACATCACCGGCTGCCTTTTGTTCGTATAGCACTCGCATTGCAAACTTTAACGCGCGCACAAAAGCAGGGTTGTTTTCATCAGCGGGCTGCTGCTGCTGCGGCATCTGGTTCATTGTTGTAGCCATGGTGTGTCTTTCTGTTTATTAGCCCATGTACCTAGCGACCATGCCTGTGGGGGCCTGCGCTACAGCCGTAGGCTGAGGGTAATACCGGGGTTGTGGGGCAGGGCGTGCAAACGGGCTGAAATCCAAAAGGGTTCCAGTGTTTTCGTTGTACCTGGCAATATTTTCGAGTTTGATTCGTTCGGCCTCATCGCGTGCATTTTGAGCTGCACTGGCTTGGCCAGCGCCAGAGATCAAACCACCAACAACCTGGGTGCCGCCCATCACAGCGGCGGTCTTCAGATAAGGATCAACACCAGCCCACCATCCGGCTGTCGGGGCTGCGGCGGGGAGTGCGGCAGGGAGCGTGCTGGCAAGAGTGCTGGCTGGTTGGACAAGAGCGTAAGGGCTTACAGTGGGCAGCACTGTACTGCCAGTAGCCCCGGCTGCACTCATGCCGTTAGAAATTAACCCCGTGCCAGCGCCAGCGCCGCTAGGAGTAAGAGACGTGATTTGAGGTGTGCTAAAGGCAGCGGTCCCAGATTCAACGGCAGGAGCAACCGCTCCACTAGCGCTTAAAGTAGAAGCGCCGCTTTGAAGCGCTTGTGTCATAGCTGCGGACTCACCACCAGCCGCACCAGCAGTACCAAAAGCGTTACCTATACCACTGGCTGCTTCACCAAAGTTACCGGCCAGGGTGGAGGACCAAGCGGTGGAAAGCGTTTCCGCCGCACTGGCCACACCGGTCCCCATGCCTGATAAGAAACTCCCCCCTGCTGCTGACGACCCAAAGCCCCCGGCCAGCGCCGCACCTCCAAAGTAGACAGCGCCAGCGATTAGGATGGCCTTACCAATCGGGGAGTCAGCAATACCTTTGACTAGATCGCCAACACCTTTAACAACGCCTTCGACAACACTTACTACACCCTTGACTACGGAGCCGATAGCGTCGCCAATTCCCTCAACTATTTTTGTCATGGTTAAATTCCTCTTACGTATGAAAGGGTAACGGTCTCCCTGGAGAAACCAAGGTGTTTCAAAAAGCGCACTAGACGCGGGTCTACGTCTGGTTCCAAGCTAAGCACAGCCACTTTGATCGCCGACCGGCCCTTAACCCAGGCAGCAAATTCGCGTATCAGTTTGAGACCTGCGCCCTTGACCAGGGAGTAGTACAAAAGCACTGAGCACTGCATCTTGTCGTACCAAAAACTCTTCTGTACACAAGCACCGAACACTGCAACCACTTTGCCATCTTCGTCTTCTGCTACCCAGGCGAAGTGCGCTGGGTTGATACAAGCCTGGGCCATGCGCGCCATCGCCTCGCGGTCGATGTTGACCGGCAGAGGGTTGTTTGACACGGAGATCACCGCTATCTCTACGATAGCTGGAATGTCCTGGAATTTTGCTTTTCTGTAGATCATACTTCTATCCCGTCATTTTGATTTCCAAAACGATCTATTGCTCTTGTTCGGCTAATTGGTGGGTTTGGTTCGCGGATTACTGCCGTATCTTCACCACCTGGCGGGACGGCCACAGTAGACGCAGCTAGTGGTGGAATCGTCGCGCCGTAAAACGTATTGGCCCAACTAATCTGGGCGTTGGAGTAATTAATTACGTTTTGGACCGCGCGTGTTTTAGGGCTGCTACCGCTGGGTTCTTTGCCGTCAACAGTAGCACTCAGAGTAGAGTCGGCCATGATGGTGTTGACGCCCAACATAGTAGTGTTGGTAATCTGAGCAGCAAAAGCTGCCGGTATTTTTGTTTTTTCCAACTCATATTGATAACCCAATTGCTTGAGCTTGGCTGCGTTATCAGCGGTTTGTACGGTTGTTTGCTGGTTACGGTCAAGCACAGCTTGAGCAGAAGCAAAAGTCTGTCTTGCAGTTTCCAGGTTTTTTGTAGCTTCAATGCTCTTATCAGTTAAAGATACTTGGTTAGCCCGGTCTAGCGCGGCTTGAGCTGTTGTAAAAGTCTGTTGCGCAGTTTGCAAAACTGTTTGTTGGCTACGGTCAAGCACAGCTTGAGCAGAAGCGAAGGTCTGTCTTGCGGTTTCCAGGTTTGCTGTAGCGGTGATGCTTTTATCAGTTAACGACACTTGATTAGCCCGGTCTAGCGCGGCTTGAGCTGTTGTAAAAGTCTGCTGCGCAGTTTGCAAGATTGTTTGCTGACTACGGTCAAGCGCGGCTTGAGCAGAAGCGAAGGTCTGTTTTGCAGTTTCCAGGTTTGCGGTAGCCGTAATGCTCTTATCAGTTAACGCCGTTTGCTGTGCGCGGTCGAGTTCAGCTTGAGATGTTGTAAAAGTCTGCTGCGCAGTTTGCAAAACTGTTTGCTGGGCACGATCAAGTTTGGCTTGCTCAGTAGCAAACGTCTGTTTTGCAGTTTCCAGGTTTTTTGTAGCTTCAATACTCTTGTCAGTTAAAGACACCTGTTGTGCGCGGTCCAGCACGGCTTGAGCTGTTGTAAACGTCTGCTGCGCAGTTTGCAAGGTTGTTTGTTGATTGCGGTCAAGCACGGCTTGAGCTGCTGCAAAAGTCTGTTTTGCAGTTTCCAGGTTTTTTGTAGCCTCAATGCTTTTGTCAGTTAACGCCGTTTGCTGCGCGCGGTCTAGCGCGGCTTGAGATGTTGTAAAAGTCTGCTGCGCAGTTTGCAAACTGGCAGTCGATTCCTGGCGTGATTTTTCCAGGGCTTGTGCTGCGGTAATGTTTTTGTCCGCCAGCATGATCTGAGTTGCGCGGTCTTTTTCTGCTTGCGTAGCCTGAGACGCCTGGGCTGCTGTTGCCAGGTCTGTCTGCTGAGTGCGGTCCAGCGCGCTCTGGCCAGCGGTGAATTCTTGGCGTGCCTTTTCGAGGGCCGATGTGGCGGTAATGTTTTTGTCCGCCAGCATGATCTGAGTTGCGCGGTCC